GAGCGTGTAGCCCGCCCGCTTTCCTTTCATACCGAAAGGCTATCGGACGGCAGATAGACTAGCCCACGCCATAACGCCTAGCGTGGAAAAACGGACACGGGGCATTTAACAAATACCCCGTATCTATGTATGTACCCTTCCCAAAAATTTGCACTAAAGTGAAATTCTTGATCGGGTCATTTGTCCGTTTTATATACTTATATCTGTGACGTCAGTCACATATATAAAGATTTTTTACAACAATGCGGGAAATGCCAAAAATTTCCCGCCTAATATACTATAGAGACCTGCGGAAGCAGGGCAGCAGGTCTCGTTATGGGGCTGCGCTGGCGCTACGCCCTTAGGGAGTAGCGGTAAGCAGACCCGCAGCGCAGAGCGCCGTGAGGGATGCGAATAGCGTAGCGTATAGCCCGAACGCAGCGCGATGGCGCTGTTATTAGTTGGGTGTATTCTATCTTCAACCAGACAAGGACTAATCACCGATGGCAGAGAACTCTGCAGATATTGCCAAGAGGATCATCCTGCAGGGTGTAGCCGACGGTATGACCGTCGAGCAGGCAGTAGCCTCCGCTGGTAGAACATACAAGTCTTATGAGTATTACCGCCGCACAGACAAAGTCTTTGCAGATAAGATAGATAGAACTAGGCTAGGCCTCAAGACAAAGAACTTCACTGACGTAGAAGCTGTAGATCTATCCTTTGCTGACTTTAGGCAGCGTTATCTCCACCAACATACCTTCCCCCATCAGCAGAACCTTGCTGATGTGATAGAAGCCAAGCCACCTTCTTGGCACCACCCCTCTATGAAGTATGAGAAGGGTCTGGCAGATAACCGCATCCTTATCAATATCCCGCCAAACCACGCCAAGAGCATCACTATCACCGTTGACTATGTCACCTGGAAGGTAGTAACCAACCCTAACTTTAGAGTCCTGATAGTTTCTCAGACTCAACAGCTTGCAGCAGATTTCCTTTATGCTATCAAGCAGCGTCTTACCCACCCGATGTATGAGGCTCTACAAAATGCTTACGCCGCTGGCGTTGGGTTTAATTCCAAATCAGCCTCTTGGCAGCAAACCCGTGTGGTCTTTGGTGATGAACTACGCGAATCTAGCGAAAAAGACCCCAACATAGAAGCCGTTGGTATTGGCGGTCAGATTTACGGTAAACGCGCTGATATGATTATTGTCGATGACGCAGTTACCCTTAAGAACGCTAACGAGTTTGAAAAACAAATTAGATGGCTCACCCAAGACGTGCGAAGCCGTCTTAACCCCACAGGTAAACTGGTGGTTATTGGTACCAGAGTTGCCTCCGTTGATCTATATAAAGAGTTGCGTAATCCAGACCGCTATCCTGGCGGCTTAGTACCGTGGACATATCTGGCAATGCCAGCACTGCTTGAAACAAATGAAGATCCCGATAAGTGGGTTACGCTCTGGCCTTACTCAGACCAACCCTTTGATGGACAAACTGAAGAACATAAAACCGAAGATGGACTCTATCCCCGCTGGAATGGACGCCATCTTTACAATGAGCGTCAAGCGATGGATGCCCAGACCTGGGCTTTGGTTTATCAACAGCAGGATGTCTCCGATGATGCAATCTTTGACCCTGTCTGTGTGAAAGGCTCCATCGATGGAATGCGAAAAGCAGGACGTCTTGTACCTGGCAATCCTGGTCACCCCAGAGACCTCAACGGTTTCAGTATCGTCTGTGGCCTCGACCCAGCGATGGTCGGAGATACAGCAGCGGTATGTTACGCAGTTGATCGTATCTCTCATAAAAGGTACATTGTTGATGCTACTAAGATCACCCGCCCGACACCTTCGCAAATACGCCAGCTCATCATCGATTGGACTAATCTTTACACTCCAGCCGAATGGATCGTTGAGCGTAACGCATTTCAGTCCTTCCTCACCCAAGATGAGGGAATTAGACAGTTTCTCGCAACTAAAGGAACTATATTAAGAGAGCACCACACTGGTAATAACAAGTGGGATTCTGGTTTTGGTGTGGCATCTATGTCAACTTTGTTTGGAACTAAGCAGCAAGATGGTAAGCACCACAGAGATAACCTAATTCATCTCCCATCTGACCAGACAGAAAACATTAAATCTTTAATGGAACAGCTCATTACTTGGTCTCCGACGACCAAAGGCAAGACAGATATGGTGATGGCCCTCTGGTTCTGTGAAATCAAGGCTAGAGAATGGCTTAACACTGGTATCTATCAGAAGCACCACCTCAATAACCCGTTCTTATCTAGATCAGAAAAGAACAAACGAGTAGTCGTCAACATCGATAACCTGTTGGCGGAGCAAGAACGCCAATTCATATAGGAGAAAACAATGGCAGCCAAAAAAGCAAAAGGATCATCCTTTAGCAAGTCAAGCACAAAGGCAGGAACCGCTGCCTACAACACCAAAAACAAAGTTCGTATTGCTAAAGAAGCACTAGCAGGCAAGAAGAAAGAAATAAAGCAAACAGAAAAAACTATTGCTAGAAACGTAAAAAATCAAAGAGCAGCACAAAACAAGGGTTTGACTTCTCAAGAAAAGTATTATGGTGAGAATATCAAATACTATGCTCTTGAAGCAATGCCTAGAAAAAAAGCAGAGCGTGGAGTTCTTTCACAGAATGTATCTGACCGTAGCCGTTCAGCATCTCGTGCTGCTGGTATTGCAAAGCGCGTAGCCAAGAAGGGCAAGTAATTATGCCTAAGAAAATGAATGCACTAGATACAGCAATCAGCAAGGGCAAAAAACTGCCTTCTAAGAACAAGAAGTATCCTGGCGACACAGATGTCAAACTACCAGGCTTCAAGAAGAAGCCAGTTATCAAAGTCAAGAAGAAGTGAAACAAAAGAAGCCAGCCAAATCCGCTGAGCAACGTAAGTTAGACAAGATTACAAAGCAGTACATTCCCCAGAATAGAACCACACTAACAGCACGAATCATTGTACAGGGACAACCTGGCGCTGGTATGAAGTGGCAAGGTAAGTAGGAGAGATATGTTAAGCACAAAAGAGGTCATTGCGAAGGTTGCACGCCTTCAGACCAAATATGCAAAACGCGATCAGCGTATGCGCGATGTCCTTTCTGTGCGTCAGGGCGATATCTCTCGTGTTTTTCCTGCGATGTTTTCTGAAGAGTATCCAAAGCCACTAGTTGCAAACTTTATTGACGTTGCAGCGCGTGACTTGGCAGAGGCTATGGCGCCTCTACCTGCTTTTGAATGTTCTGCTACCAATATGGTCTCTGATGCTGCACGTCGTGCCGCTGATATCAGAACCCGTATAGCTAACTATTACGTTTCAGCCTCAGACCTACAAATCCAAATGTATTCTGGAGCAGACTGGTTTAATACCTACGGAATGCTACCTGCGATTGTGGAGATGGACTATGAAACTAATAATCCGCGTATTCGTCTACTTAATCCGTTCGGTGTTTACCCAGAAATCGACAGATTTGGTCGCACCATCTCGCTCACTCAGATTGTTGCTACCGATGCTGAGTCTCTCGCGGCGCAATACCCAGAGTTCTACCAAGAAATCATAGGTAATAGCCCTATCAATGGCGGTTCACCACTGCTATCAATGGTGCGCTACCACGATAAAGACCAAGATCTTATCTTTATACCTGAACGACAGAACCTTATTCTTGCTAATGTACCTAACCCACTAGGTAAATGCCTAGCATCTGTAGCCGTTCGTTCATCTATCGACGGTGAAGCACGCGGTCAATTCGATGATGTGTTAGCAGTGCAACTTGCTAGAGCACGTTTTGCAGTATTACAGATTCAAGCAGCAGAGAAATCAATCCAAGCACCGATTGCAATTCCGCAAGATGTCCAAGAACTCGCCCTTGGTCCTGATGCGATTATGCGTTCTGCTAATCCGCAGGCTATTCGCCGCGTACCGCTAGAACTTCCTAATGGAGTCTTTACTGAAAGCGGTGTATTAGAACGAGAACTACGCCTCGGTTCACGTTATCCAGAAGTTAGAAGCGGTAACCTCGATGCCTCCGTTGTCACAGGACGCGGAGTACAAGCACTACAAGCAGGCTTTGATACCCAGATTCGCTCTGCTCAAGCACAATTTGCCAGACTCTTTACTGAAGTTGTATCGCTCTGCTTTGAAGTAGACGAAAAGATATTTGGTTCGATGACCAAAGAGATTCGTGGCAGTGAAGATGGTACGCCATTTTCAATGAAGTACATCCCAAGCCGACAGATTGCTGGCGAATACGGAGTAGATGTTCGCTACGGAATTATGTCTGGTATGGATCCTAACCGTGCCATCATTGCTTTGCTACAGATGCGTAGCGACAAGTTGGTATCACGTGATTATGTTCGACGCGAAATCCCGATGGAGCTTAATGTTACTCAAGAAGAACAACGTGTGGACGTGGAAGAGATACGCGATTCTCTTCGTGTTGCTGTTGCTCAGTATGCTCAAGCTATCCCCGCGCTTGCAGCACAAGGTCAAGATCCTTCACTCATTGTTTCAAGAATTGCTGAAGTTATTAAGGGTCGACAAAAGGGTAAGCAACTTGAGACAATAGTCTCTGAGATTTTCCCAGAACCACAACCACAAGAAGTCCCAACAGAAATGATGGGCGCACAAGTTCCAGTAGCAGGTATGGCCCCAGTTCCTGCCTCGCAGCCAAGTCCAGAAACGACAACTGGTGTGGCCCCTGCTGCTGGCACTCGTCCAGATATAGCAACATTGCTCGCACAAATCGCAGGTTGAGCATAGGGAGGAGGTAAAAATGAAAAAAGGAACAGTAGCAAAAGCCGTAGCAGCAAAGCCGCTAGAAGGCAAGAAGGATACCTCTAAGCCAGCAGGCCCAGG